TCGCTTGTCTCAACACTCAGCGCAAGTTTATTGGCATTGAAAAAGATGCTACCTATTTTGAAATAGCTAAAAAGAGAATTGGAGAAAGCCTTGGATAAGTCACTTACCGAGTACATGAAAGTCCTGACATAGGGTCGCCATCTGCTGGAGGGAACCGAATGCTACTATCGGCATTTACGACAGCTTCGAGCAGTTCCGGCGTATCCACGTCGACAGTCACAGAGACAGTGGGCGCATCGAATGGTACGACGTACAAGAGACTAATCACTGGTAGCGAAGCTGGCGATTTTTTTTTGGGCGTATTCTGCAGCTTTTTAATCGCTATGGCAGCGGTAAGAGCGGCGCGCAATGATTAACCTAGCAGGCTGGTTTACTCTCTGTGTAAAGTACCGCGCCCCTCAGACGGTCAAGGTAGCGCGACTAGGCAGCGTCTACCTGCTGACGTTTTACGACTGTTTCGGCAGGCGTCGGCTGTACGAGGGTAGGCATGTCGGCTTCGACGTATCGGCTTTTACCGCGCGCGACGGCAGCAGGTTTATAGTACAAGGGAACTGGGAAGGCGTTATCTACTGCGACTACGCGGGCGTCTGGCATTCTGTTAACATAACTAAACTAGACGACGACGCGGCGACTAATGAGTAGCGACAAAAAAAAAACTGATGAGGAACTACTCAGGGAACTAGAACGGCTGCAGGTAGAACTGCAGCTAGACGTAGTCGACAAGCAGATACTTAAGCTTAAAAGTATAGACCCACGGCTAGACTGCCGCACCATTGGTAAGCGCGTCGGCATGCATCATGCAAGTATAGCAGCTAGGCTCAAGAAGCCTGCGCTAATGCTGGCACTTGATAAGCTGAACCATACCACTGCCGACATTATGCGAGAGAACGCGCGCAAGGCAGCTATGCGGCTGTCGAAGCTTCTTGAATCGCCGAACGAGCGGACGGTACTAGAAGCGGCTAAGCTATGCCTTGCCCCGATACTGAATCAGCATACGCATACGGTAAATACGACTGAGGCCACTATCTATAAGACGACGGTACAGCCCGACAGCAGTTTACTGCAGCAAGTAATCGAAGCTGAGATAGTCACCACGGCTAGCCAGGTAGACTAGATAACTGCAGCGGGTCGTGTTCAAATAAGAGCATAACTTGCATTACTCGTGGCGGTACTTATGAGCGTCGTGGGCGATATCGAAACCATGCAGATTCGTAACGGCGACGTAATTATACTGCGTCCCAAGGGCGAAATGTCCGACGCGAAGATTCACGCGATCTGCGACCAGCTTAAAAGCTGGATGGACTACCGGCGGATCTGCGTCCATATAGCCCTTATGCCGCACGACGTAGACATAATCATTATGCGCGAGGATAAGGCACCATGAGGGACAGCCTGCCTTGCATCTGCGGCGAGTACGCCGAACTAGAATTCGACGGCGGTTTTTACTTTAAGTGTTACGAGTGCGGTATAGAGTGTCGTAAGGTGTTTTCACATAAAGGCGCGCGTAAAGAATTTAGGCTACTGATAGCTAGGCTAGAGGGCGACGGCGAATGAAGACACCGAGGGATAAATCTTATCTAGAATTCGTTAGGTCTAAGCCGTGTATTGTTTCAGAGAGTGAGTACGGCGTAGTCGCCCACCATTGTCGCTACGCTCCGCATGGCGGCGGCATGGGTCTAAAGCCTAGCGACTACCGATGCGTCCCGCTTAATCAGTTCTATCACCGCAAGCTTCACGACCAGGGCGAAAAAAGCTTCTGGCAGGATCACGGTATTTGTCCCGAAGTCTACATGGCAGACATGCTAAAGGAATGGCTAGAGGTACGCTACGCCCTGCACGTCCCGCAAGTTTACGACTACGACACTGCGGTAGACTACATAGCCAGCCTCGAGCGGTTTTTAGTTAATCAGGTCTGAACCTGTGAACCGGATCCGGTACGGTAAGCGCGTGGTGACGAATTCTTATAGCTTCGATAGCCAGCAGACTTACCAGACCGAGCAAGGCGAACGCTCCGACGAGAAGCGTAACGCCAACGGCAGTTACCAGCCTGTCTTTATAGCTTCGGCGCATGGCGCTTTAGGAACGAGTTATGTTTTTGGCGTATCGCTTCTATATCTGCGTCGGCTGTGGCTTCAGCTATGAGCAGTTCGAGGGCGCGCGTTACTACGTCTTGAATCTGCTTTTTTTGAAAGTAGGCTATAGCTCTAACGTCGGCCATCTGTTTTACGCATACCTTAAAGCACACTTTTTTTACTGTAGCTAGCTCGTCTATGCCCCAGTATTTTTTTTCATTTGTCACTTTTAGCCTCTGCAAAATTAAAGCTAGGGCCGTTTATATAGTAACGCTCGTGGCAGTGCTCACACTCGAAATAGTAGAAGTCTACCGATACGACGCTACTACCTCGGACAGTAGTTCGCGTTTCTTTTTTAATAGCGCGCTCGTTTACCGTCTGTTCGCAATCTGCACAGAAGCCCATAGGCTACCCCGTTTTCTTTAATCTATGTCGGCGTGATAAAATAATAACCACACCACACAGTTTAGATCAAATGGCGGGTAACATAATGCGGCAATGCGACCCAGTTACTAGTATTACTGTACGTTCTAAAGTAAACCTATCCTGTGTACACGGTCTGCCCTATGCGTAGGGCGCTATTTATATCTGACACACAAATACCGTTCGAGGCAGACCACGCGCTACGGTTCTGTAAAGCTGTAGCTAAGGAATACCGAATACCTAGCGACTGCATTTACCACGTCGGCGACGAGGTAGATCAGTACTTCGGTGGGCAGTGGGATAAAAGCCCCGACGCTCTACACACGCCGAGCAGCGAGCTAAGGGAATCGCGTGACAAGCTTAGGCAGTGGTATAAGGCGTTTCCTAAAATGAAGCTTGCCGTAAGTAACCACGGTACGCGCTGGGCTAGGAAGGCGTCGGCGTCTGGTATCCCTGCCCAGTTTATGCGCGACTATAAAGAAATTCTCGGCGCTCCGATTGGCTGGCAGTGGAAGGATAGCTGGCTGATTAAAATGCAGCGCCAGCCCGTCTTTATGTTTCACGGCGTCGGCTATAGCGGGTCGACGGCCTACCGTCAGGCTGCAGTAGATAAGGGCCTTAATGTCGTCTTCGGACACCTTCACAGTAACGCCGGTATCGCTCACATAGTAACGGATAACGGCAGGCGCTGGGGTATGAACGTAGGCTGTCTGATAGATCAGGACGCTTACGCTTTCGCGTACTCGCAGAATTCCAAATTCAAATCCTGGCTAGGCGTAGGCGTCGTGGTCGACGGCGGTCTAACTCCAATCCTACTGCCATACGAAAGGGGCTAGCATGTGGCGACTGCGTGACTTGCCGCGCGAAATTATCGTAGGCGAGAATGTATGGGATTTAGTTTTTTGTAAGCGCATCGACGTGGACCCTACCGCCGTCGGGGTCTGTAACAATACTACAAAAGAAATTGTGATAGTTTCAAGCTTGAGTAAAGAAGAGAAGGCAGTAACTTTGATACACGAGCTACTGCACGCCATCGAGTATGAATACGGTATCTACATACCGCACAGCCTTATTTATAAATTAGAGGAACCTATTTACAGGCTCATCCTTGATAACCTAGTATTTAAGAAATAGTAAAACACTAGGCTAACAATGGCGCAGTTTATTATCGACCCGCCTGCTGCTCACGGGACTAAGCAGGCTTTCATCATGCAGACGTTCCTACACTCTGGTATCGAAGAAATATGGGTAGCCTGCGGTACTAAGTGGGGCAAGACCATTAGCGCTTCGGCTGCCATCGTTAACGGCGTGTTTGCTAAAGAGCGGGCTATCCTTCGCTGGGTGGCGCCGTATTTCTCTCAGAGTAAAATAGGCTGGTCTTACGTTAAAACTATTCTACCGCCGCCGCCGCACGTAAAGCTTAACTACTCTGGCCTACAGGCAAGCGTTCCGCATAACGGTAGCTGCATCCAATTTTTTCACGCGCAGAACCCTGTAAGCCTTGAAGGACACGGCATAGCGGGCTACGTGTTTGACGAAGCCGCTAAGATGAAGGCCGACGTATACGCATCGGCTAAGACTACGGTTACCGTAACGCGCGGGCCTATGCTTTTTATATCGACCCCACTGGGTAAGAACTGGTTCCATAAAAAATGTATGGAAGCGGCTGACGAAATGGCGCGGGCGAAGCACGAAGGCAGGCTACCAAAGAAAATATTTATCACAGCGCCCACGTCGGATAACCCACACGTACCCAGAGAAGCAATTGAATCGGCTAGGCGTAACCTAAGCGCGCGGCTGTTCCGGCAGTATTACCTGGCTGAGTTTGAAGACGAGGGCGACGTGTTCCCAGAGTACAGGAAGTGTATCTGGACAGACGAGCTAGACATGTACGGCGACAGCCAGAAATGGTTTGCCAGCGGCGTCGACGAAATGAACGTAGTAATCGGGGCAGACTGGGCGAAGACGGTCGACTACTGCGCCTTCATTGCAATCGACCTTGAAAGCCGCAAGGTGGTTGGCTTTCAGCGCTTCCACAGGCAGGCGTATACCGAAGCGATTCGCAGCCTAGTTCTATTCTCGCGTAAATTTAAAACGTGCGAAGCCGTCTACCACGATAAGACCGGCGTAGGTATGGCGATAGACGACCAGCTTAGCTACACTGACCTAAACTATAAAGGTGTAGTTTTTACTAATGCATCGAAATCAGAAATGGTAAACAGACTTATAACGGCGTTCGAGCAGCGGGCTGTCTTGATACCGAATTGGCCGCTGCTTTTAGCCGAGCTAGATAGTTTTGAAGTACAAACTAGTAGCGTCGGTTTACTTAAGTACGGCGCGTCGACGGGTCACGACGATTCAGTCTGTGCGCTGTTGCTTGCTCACATGGCGCTATTAGACTACGCTACCAGACTAAGCGACATAGCATACATTGAAGACTTACAGCCGCAGCCGCTAAGCGAGTTAGAACGCTTATATCAAGGTCTAGACGATGACGAAGACGACTGACGACGTGGACTACATCGAGATCGACGACTTCCAGGCTAAAGGTTTAGCCTCTGAGATAATCGCCGATAGCGGTAGCTCTTACATCGCGCAAGACCCACGACAAGCCATCGACCCTATGGCTTTAAAGAATCTGTTTTACACAGAAGACTGGGTCTACATCGTCTGCGACCGTATCGCGTCTAAGATTTCTAGCCAGTGGCTGCGCGTTATGCGCGAGGAAATCGTTAACGGTAAAAAGATAGTTAAGCCAGCCGAAGGCCACGGCGTACAGACACTACTGGAAAGCCCTAACGACGAGCAAGACTACCACGCCTTCATGTACTCGCTCGTAGTCGACGACGTGCTTATGGGTAACGAGTTTATCTGGCGCGCTAAAAAAACAGGCCAGCTAATTTTACTACCAAGTGAAGCTACTAACGTCGATGTAGACACTGTCGGCGGCATAAAGGGATACCGGGTTTACTATCAGCAGGACGTAGGGCGTAAGGCGATTAGCTTTAAGCCAGAAGAAATCTGCCACATTAGGCGGCCTAACCCTTCCAGTCGCATCTACGGCCTAAGCCCCTTTATCCCTGGCAAGATGCCAGTGCTCTTTAACCGCTTTACGGCCCAGTACCTGAATAACTTTTATCAGAAGGGCGCGCAGCCTGGTTTGATTCTAGAAGTGTCAGAAGCTACGAACGAGGAAAAAGCTAAACGGCTTTTACGCTCCGTAGAAAACAGCTACCACGGTCGCACTAATCAGCGCCGTACTATGATTCTACCAAAGGGCGTAACCGCTCAGACGATGACCCATACGCTAGCCGACCAGCAGCTTATCGACTACATCAAGAGTAACCGCGAAACTATTATTAACTTGCTCCAAGTACCGAAGCACGAGCTAGGCTTAGCCGAATCGGGGTCGCTCGGTAGCGAGGAATATAAGACAGCTATCAAGAATTTCTGGGCAGGTCAGCTACGCAGCGTCATGCGCCGTATCGCTGGAAGCCTAACGAAGTTTTTTGCTAAAGAGCTAGGCCCTGGCTACTTCCTTGAATTCGACGTATCCGACGTAGACGTACTTCAAGAAGACCAGGCGCACAAGGCTGTGCTAGCGCAGCAGCTACTGGCTACCCATACACTTAACGAAGTCCGGGCTAAGCTATACGACTTAGACCCAGTCGCTAACGGTTTCCAGGTCGGCCCCGCGCCGCTCTATATGCCAACGGCAGCAGCCGCGCCAGCTACGTCTGCGACGCCTGCTACCGACGCAGCAGCCACGGCAGACCCGACGATAGCAGCCGACGCCGCAGCTAACCAGGTTACGTCGCCGCAGCAGGCCCTTAACGGCGCGCAGGTAGCAAGCCTTATGGAGATAGTCGCCAGGTTCTCGCGCGGCGAAATCACGCGAGACAGCGCCCTAGCTATCATTAGGATATCGTTCGCGCTCAGCGAAGCCGACGCCCTGGCAGTTCTTGCCGACACTCAGGTAGGCGAGCAGCCGCCAGTAGATAACACGACGCAGCCGCCCGCGCAGCCGACAGACACGCCAGACGAGCAGCAGACTTTAGAACAGGAAGTAAATACTTTAGAATTGAACGCGACAAACATCGCCCGTTTCGATCTATTCGCAAAGTCAGCAGGCGACTGGTTTGGTAAGACCGATGCAGAGCTAAGGCGGTCTAACGAAGATACGACTACTAAAGTCTTTAAGCGCGTACTAGACGTGTTCGCTGGTCAAGCTGCCGCTGCCGCGAGGATCATTAAAGGTACTGAGAAGGCTGACCCAGAGCTACCGAGCAAAAAAGAATTACGCAAGCGCATAACCGAATCGTTTGCGGAGCTAGGGGAACAGTATCTAGACGGCCTATCAGACGAGCTAATAACTCACGTCAACGTCGGCTACGACAGTACCGTGGTTATGTCGTTTAATAGTCAGGACGAAGCTAAGCTACAGGCAGTGAAGGAACGCAGCGAAAAAAACCGCCGTCTACTTCTAGAAGCTAGAGGTATAGCAGCCTTCGACCTTACGACTACAACTACTACCGAAGCCGTCATGAGCGTTATTGAAGCTGCGATAGAAAATAATCTACGCATCGTCGACATAGCTAAGCAGATACAGGAAGTGTTCGACCAGTACGGCAGCGTATCGGGCAGAGCGATGGTTATCGCGCGTACCGAGGTACTAACAGCAGCCAGCATTGGACACGCCGCAGCGATTAAAGACGCAGAGCGAGTGCTAGGGCCGATGCGTAAAATGTGGGTTAACGCTGGCGACAAGCGCGTAAGGGGCGAGACTAACCCAGACGGTCTTTACCAGAATTCGCCGTTCGATCACTGGAAGCTGCAGGGCGAGGTAGTCGATAGCGATAAGGCATTCTCTAACGACCTTATGTACCCGCGCGATCCGAGGGGCGAGAAGGGCGACGTAATCCAGTGTCGCTGCCGCGTAGTAGCTGTGAGTAAAGAAGACGCGGAAGCTATCGGCTTCGGCGACCTAGATAAAGAGCATACCGAAGGGGAATAACGTGAGCGTAAAGCATAAGGCTGAATTCGGCCTAATCGAAAAAATCGCAACTAGCGGCAAGGGTATTACGATTCAAGGCTGGGCTAATAAAGCCATCGTAGACCGTGGCGGCGATATCATTCCAAAGTCGGCATGGCAGCTAGATAACTTTCATAAGAACCCTATCGTTCTCTTTAATCACGATAAGTCTAAACCTATCGGTAAGGTTACAGCGGTCGAAGCGCGCGACGAGGGCTTGTACGTCAAGGCCAGAATCAGCGGCAGCAGCGACCCAGAGATAACTAAGATACGCGACCTTATCGACGAGGGCGTACTGAACGCATTCAGTGTCGGCTTCGACATGATTGATAGCGAAGCGTCGGACAAGGGCGTTACCGAAATTAAAGCAGCAGAACTTTTTGAACTGAGCGTGGTCGCATTACCTATGAATCAAGATTCATTATTTTCGGTCGCAAAGTGTTACGACTACGACAGCGTAAAGAGCTACTTTAAGGCCCACGATGGACTTACTTCTAAGGCTGCTGAGAAGCCTGCGCCAGACGCGGCGGCGGCTGAAGGCGAAGACGATGCGAACGCTGATAGCAGCAGCACCGAAGACGAGCAGAGCGGCAAGGCTGATAAGGCTGAAGCTGAGAAAATGGAACTAGAAGTCCAAGCGCTGACCTTCCCAAAGGCAGACTTTAAAGACGAAGCCAGCGTTCAAGAGTGGGCAGTAGCCAACGGCTGGGAAGCCGAAGCGCTGACAGACGACGGCGACGTGTGGACACTGACCCTTAAGCCAGTCGAGGAATTTACTAACGTCGTAGACTTGCCGTTAGATAACGGCGTAACCGCTAAGGTCGGCGTCTGCAAGCCAGCGCCTGAACCCATGGAAGGCGAAGACGCTGTAGAAGACGGTAAGACTAAGGCAGCAGAAGCGCCAGCCGAAGGCGAGCAGCCAACGGAAGCCTTGCCTAAGCAGCCGCCAGAGACAGACGGTAACGAAACGCTTTTACTAGCGCGTCAAACTAACGTGCTACTGGGTCAACTCGTCGCTGAGATACAGGCAGTTAAACAAGCCATTGTAGACCTGAGTAATAACCAGCCGCCTAAAGCTGCGCCGGTTGAAGTGCCAGCAGATAAGACCGACAGCGATAGCGAAGCGCTTGCCAAGACTACCAGTCTAGTAAGAGAATACTTAAAAAGTGTGAGAGACATTTATGAGCGTATCGGGGCGTAAAGGGCGCACTGATTTTAACTTTTATGGAGTGTTTATGAAGACGAGTTTAGAAGTGGCGTCCTTACTGAAGGCTGCCGAGGAACTAAAAAACCGCGCTGAAGGTCTTGAAAAAAAGTTTCTAGAAAATGAAGCCGCTAAAGCCGCAGCAGAGAAGGAAGTAGAATCTGTCAAAGCTAATTCGCTCAACTTCACCTACGGCAATCGCTCTAACAGCGATGAGCAGCGCGCTCTGTCGGCGTTCGGCGTTTCTAACGTAGCGCAATTAATCCGCGTCAACACAGGCGCGCCACACTTTGCAGGCGTCAACCCAGAGCTAAAGGCTATGGTTCGCAATCTGAAGCGTTCGGTTGACACTAGCCGCGCTATCGCTCAGATGTTCCACGGCGCTCCGCTAGATCATGTCGGCGCTTCGCCAGACCAAGACCGTATCGCTGGGATTAAAAACCTAACTGATACCTACTTCGGTCGCAATGAACTGCTGCCACGCCTTAAGGCGTTCGGAACTACCGTAGCTGATTACGGCGCTGAGTTTGTACCTACGCTGCTGTCTGCTCAGTACATCGAAGAGTACGAACTAGAGCCTAGCCTACAGTCGCGCTTTACTGAAATTAAAATGCCACAGTCGCCTTACGAAATTCCAGTCGTTAAAGACGTACTGAAAGCACAGCGCGCAGCCGAAGGCGCAGCAGCCGAAGGGCGCCAGTGGAAGACTTCTAAACTGGTCATGAGCGCGAAAAAATTGGAATGCTTTCACCAGATCAGCGAGGAGTTAAACGAAGACAGCGCGCCTGATTTCTTGAAAATCGCCCAAAGCGAATTAATTCGCGCTCATTCTAGAGCAGTCGAGGCAGCAATTATCTCAGGCGATTCAACTGGCCCACATATCGACGCCGACATTGAAGCTGGTAGCCCACTACAAGCTGAGAAACTGTGGAACGGTCTGCGTACGGCTGCTCTGGGTAACTCCGCCAACGGCGGTACTCTCGACGTAGCTGGCGCATTTACCTACGCGAAGTTTCTTAAGATGCGCGCGCAGATGAAACGCTTCGGCGTCGACCCAAGCCAATTAGTTATCGTCTGCGGCCCAGCCGTATACGCGCAATTGATGGGTCTTGAGCAAGTAGCGACTGTCGATAAATTCGGCCCTAACGCGGGAATTTTAAAGGGTGCGCTTAGTGCTCTCGGCGGACTTCCTATCGTAGTAAGCCAGCACCTAAGAGAAGACCTTGCAGCGACCGGCGTATTCGACGGCGCAGTATCTTCGAAAGGCAGCTTGCTTATCGTTAACGCCAGTCGCTGGATGGTTGGCATGCGCCGCGCTCCGCAGCTTCGTATCGTTCAAGACTTGCCTACCTACGACCGTTACTTGCTTGCAGCTTACCAGCGCCTCGACTTCGTCGGCCACGCTCAGAGCGCAAAAGAAACGTCAGTATGTTACGGTGTAAATATTACGCTCTAACGCTATTGGTAAATTTCTGTGGGGGCGAGGTAACAGGCTTCGCCCCCATTTTCATGTAGGCTGCTTATGTCGAAACTAATAACGCTTACTACTAACGACACGACAGCAGTACACAGTCTTGGGTCGCGCGGGCCAGGTACTTACTACGAAGACCTGTGGGCGCAGGACAATGCGATACTGTCTAGCGTCTACGTTGACGACTTGGAACAAGGCGCGTCTATAACAGTTACTTTTATCGACGTAGGGCTATCAGCAAAACCACAGGACGAAGTAGACCTAGTAACCCACGGCACCATAACAGCCGCTGGCAGTGTCAGTAAAAAGAATGTCTCTGGCTTTCATAATCAGCCCAGAGTAAAAACGGTTATCAGCGGCGGCTACGTCAGCTACGGTCACTGGGTCACGCTCAAGAGTGAAAGCCTACAGGCTGTAGCCACAGGCGGCGGTACGAGCGCAAGCGAACCAGGCGACACGACGGTATACACCGGCATTACGTCGGCTAACGTCGTTACAGTCGTACCGGAAGTAGCAGCTAACCGCATACTTAACATGTCGGTATCTGTCACTATAGACCAGCCGTTTGCTGTGCGCTTGCAAGTGTCGATAGACGGCATGGCAAACTGGATACGATTAGCCCCTGGCGACAGTTTTTCGATAGCGCCGAAGGGCGAAATTAAACAAATATATCTAGACGGCGGTAACGCTCAAGTCGGGTACGAGATAGTATTACAGACGTTGGTATAATGGATTACCCTCACTACACGCGCAGGCCAACGGCTAATCAGGTAGCTGTAGACGCCGACACGCTGGGAATTGAAGCCCAGAATGTACAGGATGCGTTAAGGTATCTATTAGAGCGTAACGTCCCAACGGTCGGCGGTAGCGGGCCGATAAGAGTAGAGCTACGCACTATCACCGAGCAGGAAGCTGCAGACAATGCGCTTATGCTGTCGGTCGCAATTGCAGACTACAGTAACGTCGCCTTCGACATTATGGGTGGGGTCGCTCAGCTACTAGGCTACGACTTTACCGTAAGCGCTGCTCGTGTCGACTGGGGCATGGGAGAACTAGCCGACCTACTGACTGCTGGCGACGTAGTGCGCCTGATCTATACAGCAGTACCAGAGTATAAGATAATATACGTGACACTAAGCGAAGCCATGATAGCGGCTAAAGAAGTCGCTTTACCCTTACGCGCATCTTACCCCGACCAAGTCGTAGTGGACGTAATCGGCGGATGTTCTCAGTTTTACGGCGTCGACTATACGTGCGACGGTCTTAAGCTATCTTGGTCTGGCCTTGACCTTGAAACGCTACTCGATTCAGGCGATCATATTCGTATCGCATTTCTTGGATAAATTAAATTTACTTTACTGTGCTGTTTAACTGCTGGCGTAATATTGCGTCGGCATTTTTGGAGTGTAAATAATGAGTCGTATGCTGAAGAAGTTTATTCGCCCCGACGCTATCGACGGGTCGAAAATCAAGCTACTGAATAGTGAGGCCCTGCGCGCTTCTGCCGCTGACGGCGTTAGCGTAATCAGTATTCTTAAAGTTAACGCTAGCGACGTGCCAGAGTTTCTTACTCTGCCAATCGCTACCCAAGACCCTACCGACGCGCAGCATTTAGCTCGCAAGGGTTACGTTGACCAGAAAATTGCCGACCTAATCGGGGCAGCGCCTGCGCTTCTCGATACCCTGCAGGAATTAGCTGCTGCTCTGGGTAACGATGAAAATTTTGCTACCTCACTTGCTACCCAGCTAGGCGCTATCCGCGACCGTTTGGATACACTCGAAGGCGGCGTATCTGTCGAGGGTTCTGTAGCTAAGGCAGCTAAGGACGCACTAGACGCTGCTAAGGCGTACACCGATGACGAGGTTCTACTAGACCGTAACCGCCTTGATACGCTCGAAGGCGCAGATACTGTAGCTGGCAGCGTTGCTAAAGCTGCTAAAGACGCATTGGACGCGGCTAAATCTTATGCTGACGGCGTCGAAACCAGACTAGACGACCGCCTTGATATAATCGAAGGCATCGGCGAAGGGTCGGTAGCTAAAGCCGAAGCCGACGCTAAAGCTTATGCCGACACTATCCAAACTGCTCTAGACGACCGCCTGGACGTTCTTGAAGGCAGCGGCGAAGGTTCTGTAGCTAAGGCTGAAGCCGACGCAGTCGCTCATGCTGACGGCCTTAATACTGCGATGGACACGCGCGTAGATTCTATCGAAGCCCTAGCGTTCCACAAAGAGAAAAAAGTTATCGGCCAGATGGAAGTTATGCAAGGCTACGTTGACCTTGCCCATGAAGCTGTCGCTAACTCGACCTTCATCTTCGTTCAAGGCGGCGGATACCTCTACGAAGGCGACGATTACAGCCTGTCTGTAGTTGGCGAAGTTAGCCGCGTTACTCTGCTGGGCGACTTCGCAGCAGGCGGCGTAACAGCGCTCGAAAACGGCGACGTTCTGGCTTGTCAGTATCAGTACGATAGCGTTGGTAGCGGCGGTAACTCAGGCGGCGGCGGTGGCGGACTAGCGCCCAATCTCGATTTAATGAGCGCGTTTGAATCTGGTAGCAACTACAGTATATATTGGAGTGTAACGAACCCAGGTACTACATATGTAGCAGTAGTCGTATCCGGCCCAGGCTGGACGTTAGTTGCGGGCGCTGGCCTTGCATCGGCGGGCTACGGACAAGTTGATAAAGCACTCCTTACAAATGGCA